CCTGAAATACTTGTAGACCGGCATACCAGCCGAGGACAGTCCGTACTCGCCGTCGATGTAAACGCGGACGTATTCTTCTGAACGACCTTGTGTATCGTAGTATCCGTCGGGTAGGTTCTCGACGTTTTCGGCGTAAGCCGAACGACCCGAGGGTTGCTTGAATACATCCCATCCATTGTCATTGGGCGATACTCCATCCTTGGGATCGAGTCCTTCCATCTGATAATACCACCAAGTATCCATGGTGGGTGGGTTAGTATCGCCCCACATACCGTGCCAAGTAGGGCCACCATCCTTCGCGGAAGGAAAGCGACCGATACGTTTGGACATCGCATCGACAATATCGGGGTGGATGTCCCGGCACTCGTTGAACCACGCGAACGTCAATTCCAAGGAGTTCAAGTTGGCTACGTCGTCCGCATCGTCCAGCGCACGGAACATAATCTCGCACTCGATGTCCCCCACTTTGAAGAAATAGGTCTTGGTTGTGCGCATGTAGTCGCCGCACTGCCCCGGTGGGAACCAATCCAAGAAGGTTTTGATCGTCGTGTCCTGCAACTGACGCGCAGTTTCACGGACAATCGCCGCCCGCGTCTTGCGAATCCCCTGCTGATTGGGTTTTTGCATGGATGCCCGGCGCACGATCTCGAACGAGGAGGTTACGGACTTGCCGGAGCCAACCGGCCCCATCAGAACCCGCATTTTCTTGTTCGATTCCATGAACTTCGCCCCCGTGGGTGGGGGCGTGTAGTCAATATCGAGTGCCATTACGGACGATCCGGGAAATTACCCATGATGCAGATGATTTTGCTGGGCTGACCGATCTCCCAACCATGGACTTTCGTGCCATGCTCGTTTGTCGGACGCCAATCCGGCAGTTTGTAGTTGGTAACGCCGTCGCCGCCGTACATCGTGCCGATAATGGCGTACAGGGGGGTGTAATCCCGGATGTTTATGGTCTGTCCGTCACACGACGCCCAGTTTTTCGGGGCAAAGCTGCCCGCAAACTCTCGTACTTCGCCAATATAGCCTTCCATATCGCTCTCCTAGGTTAAAGGTTCCACCAACATCACCACAAATTCACGCCCGCGCTTCTTGTGCTTGGTAATTTTCGTCTTAAAAGAAGCCCCCGCCTCGCGTAGCGCGGATGTAAAGTTGTTGTACTCACTGGAAGTCGTGAAAACCGCAGCCCGAAAGCCCTCGTAGGACTGATTAAGCCTGTTGGTTATGCTCAAGGGCAGTGACATCCATCACCTCACTCGTGTCTGTGGCGTCGATGACCTGCATCTCATGGTTCTTACCGCCCAAGTTGATCGTAATTCTCACGCCGCCACCGGTTCCTTCGGTAGCCACATCGTTCTTTGGCTCCAAACCAGCCCACTTCACGGTCGATTTGATGAGGTCGGCCTTCACTGCGGCGCTTACACCGGGGTCATGGATCAACATATAGGATGTTGTCAGGAGTTCTTCCGCCTGAGCACGGGCCTTCAAGCGGAATGTCAGCCCCTTTTCCTTGATCTCGGCTTGGTAGTGTTCCACTTTCTTCAGGAACACTGGGTCTTTGTTGTAGTCGAGTATGTCGGTGGCTGCAATTTTGTGGCGTGCGACTACCTCTTGCAGCGTTTCTCCGCTGCCCTCAAGCATGAGCGCCACATCAAACGCCAGCCGGTCTGACCATTTCGTGAGATTGAGAGGTAGTGTATCCATGAGCCGACTATAACACGGCATCTTACGGTGGTGTCAATAGGGGGACTGTAGGCAGTCTGGAAATTCCGTAACTTTACACGTTCCTTTTTTTGGGTCTTGCTTTAAGAGGTTTACTACACTAAGGGGGGCGTCCCAAACGCCAGTCCATGTACCCCCCTCTCAGCCAGTCCGAACCGCTCGCCACGCTCGCGCCCGCGAACCGCATCGACCCCTCGCAAACCCTAGCATCGGCGGGCTACTTGACACTCTCGTCAAGTTCTGCGAGTCTAGAAGTGTCGATGCAAGACAGCACCGACAGAGCAGGCGAGTTGCCTAGCTCTCCTGTTCTTTGACAATTAGGCATGGAGAAATGAAATGACTAAAGTCATGGAACGTCCGACACACGTACGTGTCATCGTCGCCCCTAAAGCAGGGTACTTGAAACTTGAGGGCTGCGCTGCTGATGCCACTGGCACAGTGTTCACCGTCGATCAACACAAGGAAGTTTACGCTTTCATGGTGAAGAAAGGCAAGGAACTGAAGCGCGAAGTCAAGGTTTGGATACAGACCCAAGGTGCAAAAACACCAGAAGTCAAGTTCAACAAGTACGACGGCACGCCATATATGGCGCTAGTCAGCGACGATAAGCCAAGCAAGAGCACGAAAGTGATCCTGTAAGGTAGGCAACTGGAACCCTCCCGCGAAAGCGGGAGGGATTCTTAAACAACTAGGAGATTGAAATGGATAAGATCATGGAACTCGCGTTTGCCATCATGGGAACAATACTGACCACAGTGGCACTGGCTAAGTTAGTACCTGAAGGAATGTGGCTCTATCTGGTAGCACTGGTAGTTGGCACACAGATGATAGCGATGGCAATACGATCAGCAAGGAGTTAGTACCAGCCCGGCGAAAGCCGGGTTTTTTTTGTCTCTGCTTTTCTCTTTTTATATATATAACACCATACGTCGGGGGGCTGTACCACACTAATGCTGCATAACTAGACATAATGGGGGTGAGATGTGTCAGGTTAGCCAACTATCTACATTTTTTCGGCATCATGGAAAGTAGATAGTAGATTTAGATAGCTTAACTTTACATGTTAAGTGTCAAGTTACTAGCATTTCCAAGGGAATCCAAGGCATTGTCTCTCTCTATCTATCTAACTATATAGAATATATAGATAAAAAGGGTACTGTTTGATTCCACATTTGCAGATTCTGATTTTTAATTTTTGCGGACAATAAATTGTAGTATCACATCATTCTAAAAAAGTAGATAGTTTAGATAGTTGCCCCGAAACCCGCATGAATACTAGCTTTTTTCTATCTCGTAAAGTTAGATAGTCTGACTATACTTGACACTCAATCTAGATAGTGCTATCTGATGCCGCCCTCTGATGGCTCATTAACCTTACAGTCTTACTTTGAAGTGTCGAAACTTGACAGCCGAGCCGAACCCTGCCAGTCTGGAAGCGTCCCAAACGGGACAGCATTTATGGCAATACAGCCATATATGTAAACTTAACTTTCATGGAGTATTGAAATGAAAAAGCAACGTCCAACTCACATCAACGTCATCTTGCGTCCTAAAGCAAACGATATTGCAATTGAGGGTGTATGGAACAGCGATGGTAGCCCATCATCTGACGGTAAGTTCAGCATTGATGATGCCAAGGGTATCTATGCTTACATGGTTACCAAGGGTAAGGAACTCAAAAAGAAGTTGCATACATGGTCTCCCAAGGACAATGCAGGCAATGTTCCTATTGTCAAGTTTAACAAGTATGACAATGCACCTTACATTGCATTGGTCAGCAACACAGAAGCTAATCGCCAACCTTCATCGGTCAAGATTGTTCTGTAATCCCTCGGGACGGTAGCAATACCGTCCCTTTTTTCGTTTGTTCATGGAGATATGAAATGACAACATATGTACAGTTTGACTTAGTAGATGAGATGCAATGGGAGGATAGAGCCTCCGAAGAAGGGCTGTTTGTCAGCCTTGAACTCGCTGGTTTTGAGGAGGAATCAGGGCATACCCATGGCTATCATCATTCCAAGGGTAGCAACGGTAGCATCTATGAATACACCGAATGGTTCTACGACGGTGACGAATCAGCATTTTCTGTGGCGTAAGGAGTGAGCATCATGGCGAAGATACCTAACCGTGATGCTCGACTTTATGTCGAGCAACGCAAACCCTTTGAGGGTTCAAACATATGGGGTACATGGCAGAAGTCCACTCTCGTTGAGGATGGGTCGGAGTTCTATGTTGTGTACAGTTTCGGTCATCACTTCCCAATGTATGTATGGTCTGAAGGTGTATGGTTTGAGAATGAGGACAAGTTCAGCCGTACTACATCCAAGCATATGGGGCAATGTAGACCATCACGCACCACCATCCTGCTATCAACGGCATGGATGAAGAAACTTGCTGTCCTCGGCTATCGGGGTATTGCAGAGCAACGCATCCTTACAGGAGAACCAGCCTAATGGAAGATTACCACTTACCAATATGCACCAACTGCTATGCAGTCAGGGTGGAACCACAACGCCGCAATATGGCAAGACCAACCTGTCTGCCATGTGGGGAGAAGATTGCCAAGCAACGCAAACATACCATCGTCCCGATGCCCAAGTCCAACTACATCGTAGTGACCGACATGGATATGCTCATCGGGCTTAACAGTAGTCATAAAGGGGGTAGATGATGTTTTACAAACCGAGACGAGTTCTACCTCGTGTAGTCACATTCATAGCAACATGTATCTGCATGATTGCTGTGTGTGGGTTCCTTGCCGTAGCCATCATCGAATGGATGGCAGGGTGTGGTGAGACTTATATAGATGCCAATGGTCAGCGGCATCCATATGAGTGTGTGTTCTTAACTGTACATAATGAAGGAGTAAAGAAATGAAGCGTCTGTTCACGCTACGGCATGGCAGGGGTGGAGCTATGGTGCATGTCCTGACATCGGATAACCGTATCGAACCCGTGCATTTCGGCAACAAGATGGTAGCCAAGCAAGCCCGTGATAGCGGCAATGGCTTGGTGGTATCCAAAGGTCATGACCATAAACTTTACAAAGGAGAGAAATAATGAGAGCCGCAACACTTAAAGCAACCATCAAGTCCCTGTTCCCCATTCAGCGTACTATCTGCATCGAGGGTAGTCCGGGGGGTGGTAAGACAACCATCGTCCATGAAGTTGCCAAGGA